TCTTAGGCGATACAATCGTACATGTAAGTACCCAAGTCAGATGCCGTAACTTTCATATCAAGGGCGCTTTCTCCCTCGATACGGTCACTGGACAAGTTTTCCATGCGGAATTTCTTAACCCTAATGCCTTCGGCATTGTTGGCCCCAAGGTAGCCGGTCCAAGCGAAGCGATAGCCCGCGCTGGGCTCCTCTTTGCTAGGCATGTCATTGGGGTTTGTGTAGCACATAAGGGCTGTCTTGCTAACGAAAAACGCCATGCTATCGGCAGCACCTTGAGCAGCCGTGTTATAGACGCCCTTGGCAACAATGATTTTCTCAATTTCAAAAATCTGTTGCAGGAGTTCAACCGTCAACACCCGCTTTTGGCTAACGCTCATTCGCGCCAAAATATCAGGATGATTTTTCAGCGCCCGGAAAACATCGTCACCAATCATAAGCCGGTTGGGCTCTTTGCCCGTGGCTTTCAGCATCGCGCTACGATAGGTGTCAATGTCGGTAATGGGGTCACTGTTGTTGTAGTCACTCCATTGCACAAAGTCCTTGCCACCGCCGCTGGTTCCGCCCTGCAAGTCGGTACCCCACACACCCGTCTTGACGAAATTGTCAATAAAGGTTTGTTCGCGCAACAATGCCAGCTTTGCAGCGATAAAGCGCGCCGCTGCTTTCTCAGGGTCAAGCACGGGATTCTCGAAGTTAGCGCGTGCCTCATCGCTAACGTCATGATGGCGCGCCCAAAGGTCGCAGTAGTAAGTGCTATCCGTATCCACTGTGTAGCCCTCACCACCGGCGGACTCAGTGCCGGGGGCCCTGAGCTGTGCATCCGAGCGGAACCAAGCACCCTTAGGGTACTTGACATATTTTCCGCCCTGCTTTTTCACTTTGACCATTGGGAACATTTGCGTATTAGCAAAGTTCTTTTCGTTCTGCATGTACATGACAGCAAACTCGGTAAGCGGCTGATTTACATACAAGTCGCTGGGTTGCGGATTGGCCATTTTTCCTACTCCTTATTTGTAAAGCACAGCGCCAAGTTTGTTGAACATAGCGCGAATAACGATCCCCGCGCCGCTAGCAGCTTCCATAGCCTGAGCAATGGGGCTGTTGCCCTGCAAGGGGTCTTGCACACTGGTATCAGTGGTATCGACGTAAGAGTAACTACAGCTAGCAGCGCGCCCCGCGGCGGAGCTGCAAAGCATCGCATTTTCTAACAACGCCTCATGGGCAACCAACATACTCATTCCGAACATGCGGACGTTGGCAACCTCGCCAAGCGCGGGCTTGTTCTGCAAAATGCCTAGGCAATCCTCACCGGCCTTGCTTTGCAGCTTGATAACCCCGGTGTCCAATTCCACAAACTGGTATTGAGCCCCGGTCAAGTCCTCACCGGCAGCGTACAAACTACAGTCTACAACCTGCCCTTGCGTGGTAGCCATTAGCGTTTGCCTCCATTAGCCCGCTCAGCCTCATAATCGGCATAGAGCTTGGGGTTTTTCTCGATAACGGCAGCCGTAGCAGCCGCGCTGCTAAGCTTGTCGTCTTTCTCTTGCAGTTCACCGGCGGCCTTTTGAATCGCGCCCCAAGCGCCACCACCAGGGATGCCCTCGTTAGCGCCAATCTCCTTAAAGAGGGTGCTAGCCTTGGCAACTTCCGTAGCGGACTTGAGGATACGGCACAACTCAGCAATGCCAGCCTCATCAACCTTGCCGTCTTCGGCAGCCTTCATAATCGGGGCCAGCTCATCGGGCTTAGCAACGGCTGCAAAGCCCGCGCATTTTTCAACCCATAAACGGAGCCGGTTGTCGTCATCCATCTTGGCAATGGCTTCAAGCGCCTTCTTGTTTTCAGCTTGCACCGTGGCCCGGCTGTCCCAAAGGCTTTTGATAACAGGGGCAAGCAAGCCGTCAACTGCCGTAAGGTCAAGGCTGCCATCGGCCTTAATAACGGCACCAGAAGCAACAACGGACTTTTCAACCTCATCCTTAGGGGCTTCGCCCTTGGGTGGGTCAACCTTCGGGGGGTCTGCCTTTTCGGCTTCAAAACCGCCAAGGTCTGCAAGCACCTTAATAACGTCATCGGGCATTTCGTCCTTATGCGCCAGCAGCAACTTTAGAGCCCCCTGAATAGCGGCCCCGGCTTTCTCACTCACTTTGGCAGCCTTAAGGACAGCGTCAACCTTTGATTGGTCGTCAAGCTTTCCATTAAGAATGGCCTCCAAAATCCCTTTGTCCATTTTTTTACCCTCGCGTTTGATTAGAAGAAACCGTCTTTTGTTTGCTGGCTTATCAACTAAACTAGCTTCACCAACTAGTAAATCTTTGATTCTTGTTTTAGCTTTTTCAAGTCCCATGATAACCCCGCTAACAATGATTGTTATAACGACTGTCTAGCGGCAAACCCTCCAACGGAAAACCCGGTATACTTACCTTTCTTTATATCACCCCATAAATTATTGTCAAGCACTTTCACTACAAGCACCCAAGACCCTGCCTTTACTAAGGCTTTATTTATTGTGACATCCTGTGGCGCTATAAAACTTTCAACAATTTTAGTGGTTTTGCTTTCCTTGGAATGCTGCAACCCTATCATCTGAGAGTCGAGCATATAGGCATGGGCTGCTTTTTCGATTGTGGCAGCGTCAACAATCTCGCCCTGTGTGTCAACTTCCTCAGGCTCCATTAGGATGCCATACACAAGATGTTGCCCATCTGCTTTAGCCACAATGTTAGCAGAGTTATCAAAGACGGTACCTTCTACAGCCATTGAATCAAGCCACTCAGCAATGGCTGTATCAGCGTCAACGCCATTGTCAAGGGACAACATGCCTTGATAATCTTCACCAACGCTTGCGCCAAATTTTGTTACGGTAGCCAGTCGGTCAACCTCACCAAACTCATAGAGGAAGTAGAGCGTAGCCCCATAGTCTGGTTCCACAGCCTTAGCTACCGCCGTTTGCGTTTCCTCGCTACCACAAACGAATTCAACGAATTCAACGCAGCCAGGAGCCTCAAGCGCGCCAGCAACCCCAATGCTACTGAGCCCGTCAACTGAGCTGGCAACGGCAGCCTTAACAATGGCCTTAAACGATGCGCCAACATCATCTAAGAGCGTGCAGTGCTTTGTCTTGGCAAGCTTCAAGCCCCTGTCCCTTGCCTCACTGAGGGCTGCCCTAACAACATCCATGTTGATTGCTAGCTTATGATAGTGCGCTGCCTCTGCAATTCCAATAAACTGCTTGATACCATCGTCATTAAGCGCTTTGATATCGTCATTGCCAGCACTAGCCAGGGCCATAACCGAGAGTTGCGAGGGCTTGTCAGGTCTGGCACCCTTGGCTTTGCCACCGGCATAGCCTCTGGCCGAAGGCTCCACTAAATCCCTAACCCACTGTGGCAGGGTCTTTAGTTTGTTGGCTACGGTTTCTAGGTAGGCAGTGGACTTGGCCTTGCTAACGCTTTCAACGCCAGCAATAGCCACGATCATAGCGTCTGCCATAATCACACCATCGTTAGCCTCTGCCTCTGTGCTAAATATGTGCTGTCCATCCTCGCCAATTTTCCAGCCCGTAGAGCCATCTGGCTTTTTACAACTAATGACAGACATTTGTTACTCCTAAAATGCGTAAATTCTAATGTTTTCAGTACAGCGGCAAAGGTTATGCGCCCATGCAAAATCTCGCTTTTCGCCATTGGGTAATGTCCACACAGCCTTAGCCCCTGTGATAACCTCGCCGTCCATCGGCGCGCAAATTTCACAGACTAATTCATCCCTAGCGGTTATCCACTCCCGCTGTATTTCGCTATCCTTAACTAGCCCGCGCTTTTCCGCTTGCTTCCAAGCTTGTGCCCTGCCCTCGCCTATGGCCTTCATTGTCTCGGTACGGGCTATGTTATGCGACCTTTCCCGTAACAACCTCTTAGAGTAGGACGCAATTTTCTTATCAATCTGTGACGGGCTAACACCCTGCTTTATGAGCTTAGCGTTAAGATTGGTGACTGCCTTGGCTTGCTTTTCGTTCAAGCCGATAACGCCCATAATTTCCCGCGCTAGCGCCCTGGTTGACCTACCGCTATCCTCTCCAAAGGATGAGATAATTAGGTGTTTTAGCGCTGCCCTGGTGCCCTCTGTAATAGATGTTACGGCTTTTGCCGCGCTCTTACGCAAAACCGTTAGCACCTGAGCGTCAAAAGAATCAAACACAATTCCACCAACAGCAGGTTCAACCGCTATACCAGCGAGTAAGGAGCTAATTTCCGTGGCTTCAAACTTACCACTCTCGACCATAGCCTCATACATCGGCTTAGATATACCATCAATGCTAGCGCCAAACTCCATAACAGCTTTTTCGCCATAAGCTGTAGCAGCCCCTTTGCCCCTCTTTAGCGCTGCCTCAATGCCCTTGATTGTTATTTTGTTTTGGGCAAGCTTGACGGAGCTATTAAAGATTGCTATAAACTTTTTTTCTTGCTTAGCTGCTAGCTTATGTATTTTCTTTTGTTGTGCCAGTGCGCTGGCTTTTGCCTTTGTGATAACGTCAAGACGCCTAACGCGCTTAGCGTTTTGCTTATTGCTCATTCTGCCGTATAGCTTCGTTTTTACCACTACTAACTTCCCCACTTACCGGCTGCAACTACTCGCTATCGTCCTGATTGACATTAGGCAAACCCGCAAAGTCGCGCAACCTGTTAACCGTTGGGTTATCCGTTAGGTCAATGCCGCTAGCACTGAGCTTGCTAACAAAGTCGCCAATGATGCCAAGGTCTGGCACTTCAATATCACCATGCACTAGATAGGGCTGCTTTGAAGTGTCAAACCCATTAAGTCTAATCAGAGTAGGAATGGCCTTTGCGTTTAGCACCTGCGTTATGCGGTCAAGGAATGCCCCGATAGCAACGCCGAATAAATGTGTCTTGCTAGAAGCCAGGGCAAAGCTACCCACCCCCGTTTGCCCTAACAAAATGAAGTCCGCTAACATGGTTCCAGCAATCCTAGTATCATACCTACTAATGATTGCCCCAATGTCAAAGTTACGCTTACCCCCGGACGTTAGCAGCTTAAGCCTAAACATCTCCTGCCCGGCATCATTGTAAGCCAGGGGCCATAGGATTGATGCCTGATGGTTCTGCTTGACGTTTTGCAGAATCTTTTTGATTGCAGTGGCTACCGCCTTCTTTTCGATTGGTGCATCTGAGGCTAAATAATCTGGTGGCACCTCTGCCACAGGCAAGCCCGCTAAGTCGCGCTCAATACCAATGCCTTCAATCTCTTCAAACTTCTTTTTGAAAAACCAAGCCCTATAACAGTTACGCAGTACGCTCATACCCTCAGGGTTGCCCCTGCGTTTGTTGGTGTTGAACACAAGAAGCTTATCAATGGGGATTGTCGCAACACCCATGTTGGTTGTTTGCTCTACGGCTTCAATGTTACCAGAGGCATCAAACAACCAACGCTTAACGGTATCCTGTGGCCTAGTTGCTAGGGACTTCCAGCCTATAAGGCCGTCATTATAGGCGCTCTCGCTACCATCCCTATGTTTATAGCATTGCTCAAAGAGCGAAAACCCATAGGGCAGCATGTCAAGGACTTCCCCAATAAAGTCAACCCAAGAGTCTTTCATATCATACATGCAGGACTCCACAAAGGACGCCAACCTAATGCCTTCCTCATCATCTGTGCCAGGGTCCACAGACCATTGAACCTGAGAGATAAGCATATTGATAGCGAATAACACAGCGGAGATAACGCTATCATTATAGCGCATTTCCTTATATATTCGCCTACCGCTTTCGCCTTCAAGCCGGTGCAAAAACTCATCTGACACCAGCCCGCCATAAGAGGTCGTGCCGGTAGAGCCAACCTCAACAAACGCATTTTCTAAGACGTTGGGGTCTAGTTCTTTCATTGCTACAAATTCCAATCGTTAGGCATGTTGTTGCCGTCAAACATTTTATCTGTAATGGAAACTATACCAGCATTGCCCCTATTTCTCAAGTAAAGTAGTGCCTGGGTAGTGGTGTCAACTTTATCATCATTTCTGACGGCAGGAAAATTGCACACTTGCTCTAACCAGTCAACAACCCAGGGCGCTAGCAAGGGGTCTGGTGCGTGGACGTTACCAGACTTGAAATACGGACTAACACTCTCAAGCCTCTCAACCTTACTGCCAAGCCTCTGGCCCTTGGGCGGCCATAGCAAAATATTGTCAACTTTCTTCTTTAGCATATCCTCGATAGCAGGGCCATTAGCCTTATTCTCAACCAACACCTTTGCATAGTTTGGGTATTTACTGGCAAGCTCTATCATGTTTTTCATTGTCTCAACAAAGCGCCAATTACCGCCAACGTTATCGAGCAAATAGCTATCGTCGCCAATACTACCCCATACTTGACCATCGTTCAAGGATGGCCCGGTATCGCTAAACGTCAGGTCCCAACTGTGTATGGTGCTTTCTAACCCCGTTGGCATTTCGGTAAAAAACTTAATCCACTCACGCTTAATGATGTTACCGACCAAACTACTAGGTCGTTGCTGGTACATGGCTTGCCATACCAGTTCACTAACGCCAACCCTAATCTTGGCCAGAGCATCAGCGTCAAAGCGCTCAGGGAATAGCGCATCGCCTATGGCCCTACCTAAGGGGTCGTTATCATCTTCGCATATGGCTGGCAGATTAATGACGGTCCAATCATCGCCATGCTTATTGATTAGAAAGTCTACAAAATCAATGTCAGACCAACGTTGCATAACCACAACAACGCTGCCCCCTGGCTCAAGCCTTGTATATGCTGTGTGTAAAAACCAATCCCTAAGCTTTGCCTGATACAACGGACTATAGCCTTCATGATTGTTTTTGATAGG